GATACTGCACTATCTAAATAACTAAAGTTGCCACCGGAAGAAACATAAACTCTACCATCATAGGGACCAGTTACTTGATAACCAGTTGTTAACATGATTTGTGGTGCGGCAGGATACTTATAATTATATAATCCTTTTGGATTCCATGTTCCAGTAAATGCTATTGGACTAGGATTTTTTGTTTGATAGCCGGCACGGGAAAACACACCACCACGTGGGTCAACTTCAACATTAAGCATTCCTGGTGATTCATTCGGTGCTAACTGAAATTGGTCAGCACGAAAGTTAAGCCCACCAGTAAAGTCAAATAACTGTTGAACTGCAATATTAGCCATTGTTTACCAAGCCACCGCACTAGGAATTGCTCCTGCACTTGGAAGCACTTGTATACCTGGCATGTTGTAACCATAGCCAATTGCACTTAACTGCAATCCACCAGAATATACTAATGGTTGATTGCTGCTTGGTGCTGTTAAGTAATCCTGGTAGTTCTTTAAGTTTGTAACAAATTGGTCTCTATAAACTCTTGCCATTTCAGCATCTTCTTGGAACTGATAGATGCGTGACATTGTATAAGTTATAAGACAAGCCTGTAGTTCAAGGTCTAAGTCTACATACATAGTTGATTCTGAGTTGCTTGAATCTAATAACCAATCAAGGTCTGGTTCACGATATCCTCTAACTAATAGAGTGTAGATTTGATTTGGGCGCGGCCATAGATAAAGTTGATTAGCCCAAAGTGAGAAGTATGCTGGAATCCCAACTTGGTTAGTTGAACCTACCCACCATCTTTCGCCTTGGTCTTGGCTAATATAAATTAATTCAACACCAAAGTTTTCATATATTTCTGGACCTTGAATTGAAACAACGTTAATTAATTCTTTAATATCATTCATATCAACAGTCTGGGGAACTGTTACATAAGGTGAATATGTTTGAGTCATTGTAAAGTTTGCAACTGTTGGACCACCTTCTACGGTTGCTGTTATATAATTTGATTCAAACCAAGGCCAGCGAGTATCGGTATCTACTATTGTTTGAAAACCTTCTTTAAGAAACTGAAGCACTAGGTCCTGGTTAATATCATCAACATCATTATCATAGCCAATTTGTAGCTGAGAAAGATTCTCAAGCAATTGGATAAGATAGTAAGAGTTTAAACCACCTCTTGGGTCTAGTGCCATGTTATATTCCTATTCTTTAGACTTAGCTGCTTTAGCCTGTTGATTTAAATGGCCAATACAGAATTCGGTTTTTCTAGCTTGCGGTGCTCTACATCTTTCTTGCTTCATTTCATTCCAATGTGTGCAAGTTGGCACTGGGGGAATGTATTCTACGCCAGAAGGTGGAGCAAGTTCAGTATTAGATTGCACAAAGTTAGGCATAACGCCTGCTACATCTTGTCCAGACTTTGGTGAATTATACATCTCACACCCTGCTGGAACTTGACTTGTAAATACTGGCTGTCTTGTCATATGTTTATTATCCTTCGTGATAAATAGTTCTCTATGTATTGTACAAATTTTTTCATTTAAAAGGAAATAGCTGGCACTAAGAGGGTTGCCCGAAGGATGACAACCTTTCAACTCTTAGCACCAGCTAAACCTGTTTAACTAGCCGAAGCTAATTAAGTTTATTATGCGTCAGCTGACAAGTAGCCCTGACGTGCACGGTTGGAGCAAGTAAGCTGTCCATAGGCCAATACGATGGCGTAACGAGCATCTTTCTGTGCAACTGTACCCTGCTGGAATGGCGTTGTGGTCCACCAATGGCCATTCATACCAGTGAGCTTGAGGTACTTCGTATTGAGGAAGTACATCGAGGCATTGGATACTTGGTTACCTGGCATTGCAAGGTCAAACACAACTGGTGTCTGCTTGAACATCAAGTTCTGGAAACCAGAGTTAGCCTTAGCTACGTCCTGGTAACGCACGTTTGGTGTCAACAATGACTCAAACTTGCTAAACAATGCTTCAGTGGTGATGATAATGTCTGGAGTATCATTACCCTTCGATGCGTTGTTGTACACGTTTGCCATGTTAACAAGGCTCAAAGTTGCATTTTGTATACCTGCTGGTATAGTTGGGTTCCACCATGAACTGGTTGCTGCGTCGATACCACCGATTGCGGTGTTCAATGAACCAGCGAAACCGCCGATACCGTTGAACTCTTTTGCGGTGCCACCAGTGCCATTGTTCGAGCTAAGAAGCTGACCGTTGACAAGTGACTTAATCGACATTTCTGCCTGCATAATTTTAGCATTCAACAACTTGATGATTGCTTCTGTTCCACGGTTCTGTGCTTCTTCGATACCGCTAATTGCGATGGATGCAGCGATTTGCTTCCAGTCGTAAATAGCAGACGTGATGCCGTCTTGTGGGGTAAGAGCAATGTTGTCATAGCCCGAGTAGGATGCAGCGGTTGAGTTCTCTTCATAGAGCACTGGCTCTACGATTTGAGTTCCGCCTTCTTCCATAACAACTCTTCCACCTGAATTCATGTGGTTCAAGAGCACGAGGTCCTTGAAGATGTTGTCAACCAGCGTTGGCTGGTAGTTTTGTAGTGTCGTAGAAAACAGTGCATTGTAATCTACGGACTGCACGTTTGGTGAAGTCATTTTATTTTCTCCTTATAATGTTAGTGTTTTGGTTAAAGCCCCAAGCCTTTTTTGGCTTGTTCAAAGGCTTCAAATACTGTTTTAGGTGCAGTAGTTGCGACTGGACTTCCGCCCTTAGAAGATGTGCCTGTGGAAACAATTGTTGCCGAACGCTTAGCTTGAACTCTAGCCTGTTCTTCTGAAAGCTTTTTAGTAGCTTCCGAAGCCTTAGAATAAACTTTATCAAAAGCAATCTGTTTAAAGACTGACTCTAAATCTGTTACTCCTGTTGCTATAGCTTTTGCTACAACTTCATCTGGATTGAAATCTTCACCGTACTTGCTTTGTAATTTATCGATAGTTCTAGTTAATTCGTCCATAGCTTTAGATTGCTCGAAAGCCTGAATTCTTTGCTCTAACTGTCGCATTTGCTTTTCAGCCGGGTCCATCCATTCGTCTTCGACTTCTGGTTGGGTTGCTACACCGTAGTGCTGCTGTAAAGCCTGCAAGGTGCCTGCTGGGTCTTCTTGCAACGATTGTGCAAGAGTAGCAGCAAATTCAACTTGCTTTCTTTGTTCGCTAAGTTCCTGTGTCTTACGGGTATAATCCGCTTGACGCTGGTACCCAGCTAGAGCCTCCTCTAAAGGTACTACGATTTCTTCGCCATTGACTTGGAGTTTTACGGACTTTGCCGCAACCTCTGTGTAATCAAAAAAATCTGGCTCTTCTATTACGCCTGCTTCGCCTAATTCCTCGACTTGTCCATCTTCGACAATGGGGTCGATTACTTCAGTACTAGCACTAGCATCATTTATTTCTTCATTACTCATTTGGAGTCCATCCTTCTAGTTGGTTGTTCCTATATGTATGTAAATAATTTTACCTATATCTTTTATTATTGCTGTACTCCACCTAATATTTGTTGTAATATTTCTGGTGGAAGACTTTGTAAAATAGCAGCTAATTGGTCTGGGACTTGAGGTGCTGGGCCAGTAATTGGTGCACCAGCTATTAACCCTGGAGGCATTGGAGGACTTAGTGCTTGTTCTCCACCTCCTTGCATTGCTGCCATTAATTCAGGAGGTAAACCTTGTCCACCTTGTTCTGACTGCATTGCTGCCATTTGGTCTGGGGCCATACCTGGTGGCAAACCCTGTCCTTCTAAAGCTGCTTGGTCTGGTGCCATTGGCATGCCTTCTGGCATTTGAGGTTCTGGTTGTTGTAGATAAGCTGCAGCGTCTTTTACGCCAAAACCAGTTCTTAAAACATACTCTGCCAACTTTGGTAAGTTAACAAGTCCAGCCTCAGCAAACGGTTGCATTGCTGAAACAATCTGTAATGCCATATCTCTGCGGAAAGCCTCATTACGTGGAGCTGTTGAACCAGCCTCAACTGTAAAATCAAACTCACCAGAAATATAATCTTTATCAAATGTTAACCATACAGGTGCAGATTCAGTTCCTACTATTCTTACAGTCTGCTCTCCAGTTAAGAATTGTTGAGCTAGCATTATAAGATTAGCAGCACATGCAGCTATTGAATTTTCAATTGACACAAGCTTTTCAGCCACTCTAGCATTACCAGCTTCAGCAATGATTGATGCTTCGCGGGCGGTACGAGTTGTCTCTGGGATTGCACCACGCTGGTACTCTGAGACGCCTGACACACGGTCAATATCATTTGTAATTAATGATGACTGATTATAATAATCTTGCGGGTTAATGTAGGCTGGCATTGCTACTACTACGTTTTGTAGATTCTCATTACCTTTAACTGGAACCAATACGTTGTCATCATCTGATGCCAAAGCCTGACGTCCAGCATCATCGAATGCTGATTCGCTAAACAAGTACTTGCGGGAGAAGCGCTTTCTATGGTTCATCATCTGGGTACGAGTTTCATTTAATTCGTACTGCAATGGCTCAATTGCTTCTAATTCACCCATTGGATAAAAGAATCCAGGGATTTCATAGTTACGCAACATGATGTAAGGGTGACCAAACACATATGGCATCTTGGTTGGTTTAACCAGGAACTTATCACCAGTGTCTGAGAAGATGCACATTTCACCAGTATCAATATTATAATATTCAAAGATGTTGCATTGTGCTTCATCTGCATCAACTGTTGTGTCATAGTTTCCAGTTGCTATATAATCACCATAAGCATTTGAAATTGCTGGTCCTACATCTTTTCTTGCGGCATAATCATAACGGTCATCATTCTTAACATCTTTTAATGTACGACGACTTCTTTGCGCAATCCAACGCAAGTCATTCATATCTGTTGCATATGGGTCAACAAACATATTAAATGGGTCAACGCGCTCTAAGAATGGACGGTCTTCTCTAATAACAAATGTTGATT